CCGCCCTCGGTACGCAGAGGTAACTTAAACCTCTGCGTGCCACCTGTAGTGGATTTCGGTCGCTACAGGACGACCAGCGAATACCAGATGATCTGGGTCTTCGTTCAGCTCGGTACGCAGCGCCTTTTGCAAGGCACTGTATCCGTTGATTGGGTCAGAGCGCTTCGTCTCGACGAGGGTTGGCAGATGCCACTCAAGTCGGTGAAGCCCCTGGTTCCAGCGGCTGAATTTATGATCCGGAAAATCTGACCAACGGCATATCCCGTCCATTCCTCGCGGAACGGCAGGATACTTCACGAGACCCCCAATGAGGGAGTCAAGGAAGCGAACGGCGCGGATTTCTCCAAACCGATCGAACAGTTGGTTTCGCAACGAGCTGGCTTTCACCAGCTCATTGCTGTCCGCCTTTGATTGAGGCAGCGTGGCCCTTTGGTAAGCAGGAGTAACATCCCTGCCCATAAAGGCGTCCACACCGCACGACTCGCGAAAGTCCCCGCTAAGGAAACTCTTCGAGACGTTCACCTTCATCCCTAGGGATGAAAGCAACTCAATCAACTTAGGGGCAACATCTGTGGCGATAATAATATCGTCGCCGTAGACTGTCAGTTCTGGGGAACGACGTTGAAACGATCGGATAAACCAATCGTTGTCGTTCCCAGAATGCGCCATCATCGCCAGCACGGACAAGGTGTGAAACACCATGCACTCGACTGGAAACGTGAGGGCGGACCCCATGGATGCAAACTTGTTCAGAAGAACGAGTTCATCATCCCGGACCTGCACGAACGCGGATCTTGACAGGCGAAGGTATCGGATGAAGCCGGGGTTAAACCCGAACAACTCCTCAACCAAAGCCATAGAGACCCGATCCGAGGCCTCAGAGAGGTCGATCGTGGCCAGACGGCCATGAACCGACGCCTCAAGGGCCATCCGCTGATTGAAAGACTGATCCGTGTAAGAACAAGCGAATCGGTCACGCTCCAAGAGTCCCTTGATGGAACTCTGAAGCGCCTGCTGTACAAACTGGTTATACGACGGCTCGATCGAAATCAATCGTGGAGTCGTAGCTGTCTTTGGGACAGCAACCAGTCTAGCAGGTATCACCTCATTGAGAGGCGGGCGTTCCAGAAGATCGATCCAACTGGATCGAAAGTATTCGGGGCCCATCAGTTCTTCGATGTGGTAAGAAATGGAATCGAAAC